TACTATGGAACAATGAACCGCAGTCAATGTACTTTTATGACGGGTGTGCATTGATAGGTGATCATGACAAAATGAATGTTGTATCAACTTATTCAAACGGTGATCCAATGGCTATATATCAAAAACGAATTGGTTTAATTGGCTGCCATCCTGAAAGCATGCCAAGTTGGTATGATAGACCTTATTTACGGTCATATTGGCATGATTTTGCCCATCATAAACTATTATTAGCATTTGTCAACACGTTAATGAAAGTGTAAATGACCGTAATTACGCAAAAAGTTTGACTTTGTTACGCACATACAGTATACTAAATTACTTCACAAGGAGAATCTATGACTGCACGAACTTTTAGCTCAGAAGCAAAACTTAAGCTGACCCAAATGATCAATGAAGGCATGGCTACCATGCATGAAATTGATACGTTAAACGGTGGATTGAATGATACTATTAAAGCAGTAGCCGAAGAACTAGAGATTAAGGCTAGCACATTGAAAAAAGCAGTAAAAATTGCACATAAGGCTAGTTTGGGTCAGACTAACAAAGACCATGACGAACTCAATACGATTTTGGAGACGGTTGGCAAAACCCTATGAGTTATGTGGATGCCATTCATGACCGCAATGGAGACAAAATATTTGTCGTAGAGCGGACACCCGCAGGTAAAAGAACCTTTAAAGAATACCCTGCTAATTATACATTTTATTATAGTGATCCTAAAGGCAAATACCGTAGCCTATATGGCGATCCTGTAAACAAATTTAGTACTAGAAAACGGGCTGAGTTTGAAAAAGAGCGCAGGATTCATTCAGGTAAAAAATTATTTGAAAGTGATATCAATGTAGTATTTCGTTGTCTTTCAGAAAATTATCTAAAAGTCGATCCTCCCAAATTGCATACATGCTTTTTTGACATCGAAGTTGATTTTGATCCTGAAAAAGGTTTTAGTCCTACTAGTGATCCATTCAATCCTGTTACAGCAATCAGTATGTATTTGGATTGGCTAGATCAATTATTTACTCTATGTATTGCTCCTAGACATATGAGTCTAGAGTCGGCACAAGAAATTACAGGAGCATTTGAGAATACTATTCTTTTTGAAAATGAAAAGGATATGTTTGATATGTTCTTTCAATTGATTGATAATGCCGATGTTCTAACAGGTTGGAACTCAGAAGGATACGATATACCATATATGGTTAACCGTGTTACTAGAGTAATGAGTAAAGATGATACCCGTAAATTTTGTTTATTGGGTCAAATGCCTAAACCAAGAACATATGAAAGGTTCGGTAAAGAAGAACAAACATATGATTTGATTGGTCGTATACATATGGACTATTTACAATTGTATAAAAAATACAATTATGAAAGTCGCCATAGTTATAAACTAGACTCTATCGGTGAGATGGAAGTCGGTGAAAATAAAACACAATACGAGGGTACTCTTGACCAGTTATATAACAAAGACTTTAAAAAGTTCTTAGAGTACAACAGACAAGATACAATGTTGTTGGTTAAGATTCACAACAAACTAAAATTTTTAGATTTGGCAAATGCTCTAGCACATGAAAACACTGTGCTATTGCCAACAGTAATGGGCTCAGTTGCAATGATTGAAATGGCAATTATGAACGAAGCCCATGAGCGTGGTTTAGTAGTCCCTGATAAAAAACGAAAGGAAGGAAGTAATGATGAACAACAAGCGGCAGGTGCCTATGTTGCTACGCCCAAAAGGGGCATTCACGAATGGGTCGGAGCAGTTGACATTAACAGTCTTTACCCGTCAGCAATCCGCGCTCTTAACATGGCCCCTGAGACCATTGTCGGTCAGGTCAGGCAATCACTTACTAACCAATACATGCAAGACAAAGGCAAAAGGTTAGCCAACGAAAAGAAACGTGCTAAAGAAGATGACGATGCCGTAACTGGTAGTATATTATGGGAAGGCTTGTTTGGCTCACTAGAATATACTGCTATTATGAACCAAGAACGCGGCACAATGCTTACACTAGACTATGAAGATGGTCGTAGTGAAGAAATGAGTGCGGCAGAGATTTGGAAATTAATCTTTGATAGTCATAAGCCTTGGATACTTAGTGCTAATGGTACTATATTTAAGTATGACCAAGAAGGTGTTATTCCAGGTCTACTCAGTCGTTGGTATAGTGATCGTAAGGTCATGCAAAAGAAAATAAGAGAATCTACGACTGACGAAGATAAAGAGTATTGGGATAAGCGTCAATTAGTGCGTAAGATTTTGCTTAACTCAGCATATGGCGCACTGTTAAACGAGCATTGTCGTTTCTATGACAAACGTATCGGTCAAAGTGTTACTCTAAGTGGTCGTCAGATTGTTAAGCATATGATGAGTACCATCAATGAAACAATCACTGGTGAATATAACCACGATGGCTCTGCAATTGTATATGGAGACACCGATAGTTGCTACTTTAGTGCTTATTCTAGTTTACAACCACAGATAAAAGGTGGAGAATTAAATTGGAATAAAGAAACTTGTATTGGTTTATATGATGGTATTGCCGATCAGGCTAATGATTCATTTCCTGCATTCATGGAACAAGCATTTCATGCTCCAAGAAAGAATGGAGAAATCATCAAGGCTGGTCGTGAATTGATTGGTGACCGTACTCTGTTTATCACAAAGAAACGTTATGCTATCAATATCTTTGACAAAGAAGGTAAGCGCAAAGATAAAGACGGTAAAATGGGTGACGTTAAGGCTATGGGCCTTGATTTGAAACGAGCGGATACTCCTAAATACATTCAAGACTTTTTAATGGACGTCTTGTGTATGGTATTACAAGAGGGTAAAAGCCGTGAAGAAGTCATTGAAAAAATCAAAGAGTTTAAGAAAACATTGAGTGAACAGGACAGTTGGACTAAAGGATCTCCTAAAGGTGTAAACAAACTTACAACGTATGGAGACTTGGAAGCTAACAGTAAAACTGGTCGTGCTAATATGCCTGGACATGTTAGAGCGGCATTAAACTATAACTACTTACGCAGGGTTAATGGTGACAATTATTCTATGAAAATCGTTGATGGAATGAAGGTTATCGTTTGTAAACTAAAACAAAATGCGTTAGGGTTCACTAGCATTGCATATCCAACTGATGAACTAAGGTTACCTACTTGGTTCACGGAACTTCCATTTGATGATATTGAAATGGAACGTACATTGGTAGATGAAAAAATAGAGAATTTACTAGGTGTTCTTAATTGGGATTTGCGTAGTAATACTAATACTAATTCAACATTTGATCAGTTGTTTACATTTGGTTAAATTAGTGTTGACATTCGCAATAAATTCCACTATTATACGAAGTATAAATGCCTAAATATTTTAAACACAAAGGAAAAACATGAAAGATAATTTACAAGATTTAATTCAACACACAAATGGATTGGGTAACGTTGACCTAATCAAAATTGTAGGTACTCAAACATCTACTGAAATGTATGCAGTATCCGAAGATAAGAGCGTACTTCTTTTTGGTAATTTTAAAAATCCTATTACAGAATTTGAAGGTACGTTTGGTATGCCAAACTTAGGTAAACTCAAAACAATTTTAGGTTTTGATGAGTATGATAGTAGTTCTATTATTAATGTAACTAGACAATCAAATGGCACTGACCCATCAGTTCCTAGTGCTATTCATTTTGAAACAAAAAATAAAGATTTCGTTAATGATTATCGTCTAATGTCTAAGGCTATTATTGAAGAAAAAATAAAGGGCCCAGGATTTAAAGGTGCAGTATGGAACGTAGAATTTGAGCCTACTATCTCAGGCATAATGCGTTTGAAAAAACAAGCGCAAGCACATAGTGAAGAAACACATTTTGCTATGCAAACAGTAAATGGTGATCTTAAAATTCTCTTTGGTGATCCATCAACCCACTCAGGGAATTTTGTATTCTATCCACAAATAACAGGTAAATTGGCTAAAGCATGGTTGTGGCCTGTTAAAGTTTTCTTAGCAATTATGGATCTTCCAGGTGACAAAAAAGTTCATGTTTCTGATCAGGGAGCTACTGAAATTATGGTAGATAGTGGTCTTGCTTCATATCAATATCTTCTTCCTGCTCATATCAAATGATTAGAATTAATCATTCAGGTGGTATGCCGTTTTTTCAAAATGATACGTCATACAATTTACCATCTTCAACTGGTGCTGTTCAATGGAACGGCATGAGTAAAAAATTTCAAGTAAGCAGCGGTGGTAGTTGGATAGATATTGAAAATTCAATAAATTTAAATGCTGACCATGACTACCTGATGGTTATGAGATGGGCTAGAGAAAAAATGCATGAAGAACAAGAACTGGAAAAATTAGCAAAAGAAAATTCTACTCTTAAAGATTTAGTTGACCAACTCAACTACACTAAAGAGCAGATTAAAGTAGTTACAACGCTCTTGAAAGCATAATGGAACAAGTA